CAATTGAGCCGTTGTTCGTGTCCCTGTTGATTGTTACCTCGTTGATTGCAGGTGTGAACGTGTACGTCCACTCGTTGCCCTTTTGCTTCTCGTTGTTTAGCGTGTCTACCTGGTAATTAAAAGAATAAATTAGCGAGCCGCCTGACACGTTAGTGCCTGACCAGTTCAGCCAATACCCTGTGACTTGATCCGTGGTATTGTAGCACGGCATGAGCCACCAACCTGCTTCATGATAATACAAACGCAGCAACAACGTCTTGCAGATGCTGTCAAGCAAGTCGTAGCAGTTAATGAATTCTACCTCGTCGTCATCATTGGTGTAGCTAAACATGTGCGGGCTTAGCTTCATGTGACGCGTCAGCTCTTCATCTGTGTCTGGCGGTGTTGTGGTAACTGTGTAGATGTCTTGGCTGTACACGTCGTCGCACACTGCAAGGCGATACTCAGCACTGTTAAAATGCTGATTGGCGTAATTGTAGCTCGCCCATTTCTCTTGAATGTTTAGAAGTACATCGTCAAAGATAACTTGTTCTGCTGTGTACTCTACGCCACTGTTGTTGTAGTCAACTGTTTTCAGCAAGCTAATGCCATCGCTGGCTACAATGCGACATGATCGTGCAGCGCTGCTTTCTTGCAACTGCACCTCGTCAATGAGAATGGGACCAAACCAATATCTGTCACCGCCTTTATAAACCTGCATAAACCATACGCCGTCCGCCGCGTCAACCATAGCCTCAATCATGTCGTCCAGCTCGTCAGCAACGTCTGGCGGCCAAATGGTTTCAACCTCACAACGCGAGTGCACAATGCCTGGCACCAGGATGTCGTCCTCAGGGCTTTCGTAGATCAGCTGCACGCCAGCAGGTCCAACCTCAAACGAGTGGTTGTTGCTTTGGCCTACGTCATTGCGCAAAATTTCAACTTGCCAATTGTCGTCATTCAGTGAGTAGATTCTGTCACTCGTGGCGTATCTAACGTAAGTCATTAGCTGTAGCGGTTGCGTTTAAATCCAGAGCGGCTGTTGCTCAGGAAGATGTCGTTGCCGCTGATGCGACCAAACACCTCAACCTGACTGCCACCCATCATGTCCTTCAATTTACTCAATGGCGAAATAACCTCTGGGTCAATCGCGGCGTTTCTGTTGTCACCGACGATGGCCATAGTTGGACCGCTGGCCAAACCGCCTTCAGCCAGTGCAGGAATTGGTATCTTATTGATAAGCGCCATACCTGCGCCTAATAATCCAGCCATGACAAACGGATATGCTGGGCCTGTGCCTGCTGCACCTTCAGCTGAGTTTGCAATTACACGCGCCTTGGCTTCTGCGAGGTACGCAATAAGTACGCCTTTGATTGCTTGGACAGCAAAACCTGCGAAGCTCTGCGCGCTTGCGGCTGCATTGCTGAATGCGTTTACCATGGCTACGCCCATTTGATCGACCTGTGTCGTTAGCCGTACGCTCTGCACTTCCGTATTGGTCAACATACGGAATAGGTCGTCCATGCTTTTTGTGCTTTCCTTAGTCTGTACGTCAATGTTGCTCAACATGTTAAGCAGATAACCTAGCTTCTCGTTAGTCTTAAACGTCTGGCCTTCCATCTTAGACAAGCCGTCGAGAAATGCTGGTATTTTATTAGTTGCTACTGCCTCAATCTTATTGCCGCCTTCGTCCACAGTTGTTCCAACCGTGCCAAAAGTTTCTTCGAAAGTGAGAAGCTCATTAGACATTCTTTCAATGTCTGCTTCGGTTGCCTGTATTTTGCCGCCTAAAACGTCGAACGTTTCAAAGTCAAAACCTGCGAAAAAGCTTCTGTTAGCTGCGTCCGCACGCTCTGTAATGCTCAGCACGCCGTCCATGTTTGTGTCGTACTTAGCTAAAATTTCTGCACGTTTTTGTTCTAGGTTGAGCAAATCACGTTGACGATCGGCAATGGCTTTAAGCTGTTCTTGTTGCGCTTCTTGCACTGCAATTTGTCGCGCATTGTCCTTGATGCTTTGCGTGTACAGTTTTGTGGCCTCGGTCAAATCTTCAACCGTGACTGTTGCGTCTTTTAGGTCTCCGTAATACTGTGGACTAATGTTGCGCAGTGTGCGTAAAATGCTCTCTTTACGCTCCAGCTCTGTGTTTTCTTTGCCATACTCTGTGACCAACACACGCACGTCAGCAATGCTTTTAGCCGCTGCTTTGTTTGCCTGCTGTTGAGTTTTGTTTAGTAGGTCTTGTATGGTTGTCGTTTCCTTGCGTAATGTTGCAAAGGTGGTAATCAATCCAGCAACGGCGGCAACGGCAATAGCTACACCACCACCACCAATAGAGGACATGATTAATTTAAGCTGCGTAGTCAGTTGCGGTAATACAGCAATGACAGGGCCAATGGCTGCTGACAACAATCCAAAATTGACAATGAGAGATTTGATGTCTGGATCAAGTCGAGTAAAACCTTGCGCGGCGCCTGTCACTTTATCTAAGGCGGCTGTAATCTTTGGCAAAATGTCGTTGGCCAAACTCGCGCCAGCTAATTTTAAATTGTCAATTGCAGTACTCAATTTTCCTGCGGCTGTTTGACTTAGGCGCTGCATTGCACCTTCAGCAAAACCGCCCGCTTCCGCAAAGGATTTTAGTGTCGCATTAAATTGCTTAATGCTGACAGCACCAGCACCAAGTTTAGACGCTGGTAATCCTGTTGCCTCAGCTAATGCTGTGAATATTGGAATGCCACGCTCAGCAAGTTGGTTTAAGTTTTCTAGCTCAACCTTACCCTTAGCCTGAACCTTCGCGAAGATGGCTGCAATCTCGTCAATGCTGCTGCCACTGGTCGCGGCAATGTCGCCAAGAAACTGCAGCTGTGTATTGACTTCATCAATGCCTGTGCCTGCTGCAATTAGTTGCCTTGCTGCTTTACCTACAGCTTCAAGTTGGAACGGCGTCTCTGCTGTAAACTTGTTAAGGTCGGCGACCATGTCACGCGCCTGCTTGGCGCCGCCTGTCAAGCTGATGAACGATGTTTCTAGCGTCTCTAGGTCCGCAGCACTTTTGACGGCTGCAGCACCTAACGCGGCCAATGGCAACGTGATGCTTCGCGTCATGTTCTTGCCAAGGTTCGTAATGTTGCTCGTCATGCCGCGCACCTCGCGCTGCACTTTGCCAAGCTGCTTGTTTAGATCCCGCGTGTCCGCGCCAATCTTAACTACCAAGTCACCCAGTGATGCCATTGTCTTTTGTTGCTAGTGCTTTTAATGTAGCCCAGCCCTTGCTCGGGTTGGCCTTTTTCTTTTGCTCCCATGGGAAAGTAGCAAGGTCTTTTGGCTTGACGCTTGCACCTTTCTTCGTGTGCACATTAAGCAGCAACGCCGTCTGCCATCGCGTACGTTCCCAGTCAGCGCGTTGCGCCTGTTCTAGGAATTTGTAGCGACCGCGTACGGCGTTGCCAAACTCTCTGAAGGTGAGATCGTAGAGACAATCAGGCGTTAGGCCCAAAAGCCCAATGCCCAATTGCTCTACTTCGTCCCATTCAAGTGGTGCGTCGTCGTCGTCAGCTCGGTTTTTTTTTCGCCGTCTGGTGACATAGACTGTTCAATCACCTTCATAACAGCAGGCAAGTCGCCTACTTCAATCAACCCTAGAAAATCGTCCACCGACATCTCAAACGTCATGTTCTGCTTGCGGCAACCTTCAGCAACAAAGTAGTACAGAAGCTCAGGCATGGACGTGACGTCCTCGCTGTCAAGCTTGCTTACTTTGTGTCCAGTTGCGTTTTCAAATTCACGCCAGGCACGCATGCTTGCGCGCACTGGAAACGTTTGATTGTCGAGTGTGATTGTCATTAAGCGATTGTTTCGTAAACGATGGCGCTCACGCACTCCATAGTGCAAGTAAACGCGGCGTTGTCTTCAGTACCTGCTGAGAGTTCCAAGTTAGTCACGTACGCGTCAAACGACAAGCGGTGGTCGCCACTGTTTTCTGCTGAGCCGTCAAAGTCATACGACGTCACCTTTACTGCTTGCTTGGTGCCTGCGTTGTACGCTGTCATCAACTCGTCAAAGCCCTGGGTTGCATCGTCTGCGTAAAAGGCGCTGAAGTTAATTGACAACGACTTGAGGCCAGGCAAGATGG